GGCACGGGCTGCAGGGGTACGGTTTGCATCAGTTCACCAGCCCTTGGAGATAGTTGCCGGCCTTTTCAGCGAGGCCCGGCAATTTGTTGGCAATGCTCTTGAGAGTGGAAGGCTTGGGCGTTTGGGCTTGCACCTTGCCATTATCCGCTTGCCGCGTGGCGCCGGCTTCCTTCGGCTTGTCGACTTGCCCTTTGTTGGACGTGGTGTAAAGCGCCGATACTTGGCGGATTTCCTTAAGGGTGATTTCCACAATCAGCAGGGTCGCGCCCTTGGAATTGTGGCGGGCGTAGTTGTACCGTTCGACCGTGTAGTTGATATAGGTCACTTCCGGAGTTACCACGCTGTAAAGGTCCGTCGACTTGCACGCCTTGTCGATGGCTTCCAAGAAGGTGCGGCGGTTCTTTTCGCTGCCCTGCATGCAAAGGACTACTTGCGGCGCCGCCGGGGTTTCGACCTTGTTGTAGGCGGCAAAGCTGCCCCGCTCAAGCGGGAAGTCGCTTACGCGGGTTTCCTTGGAGTAATCCACGGAGCCGGTGGACAACGTGGAGCCCAGGCCGGCGGCTTCCAGTGCGTTGCCAATCAGGCCGGTGAACTTGGACGGGTCGCCAAGCGGCTTGCCCTTGCTGTCCCAAATACCCCAACGGGTTTGCACTTGGAAAATGCGCCATAGCATCCCTTGCAGCAAACCAAGGCCCACCCGGACGATTGGGGGGAACTTGGCCGACCGCGGCAATGCCGGGACGCCTGGCAGCTTGGGGACGCTGGGGAATGGGATAAGCGGCATGTCAGGTCAACCCGTAATTGGCTTGCGAGGTAAAGAGGTAATCCAGCGACTTGCCCATGTCCTTGGCAATACCGTTGGCATCCGTGGCCGCCGTGTAGACCTTGACTTCACCAATGTGGGTTTCCACGCTCCGGCTACCGGCCGCGGGGGCACCCACAAGGTTGCCTTGTGCAACTTGACCAGCGCCAGCACCGACGGCCGCCTGCGAAGCGCCACCTATGCCTGAAGTGACTTTATTGATGTAGTTGAGAGTTTCGGTCGGGGCGGCACCCATGCCCTTACGGTTAAGATTACCCTGCCCCCAATTGTAAGCTGCTGCCGCCTTGCTCACGTCCCCGCCGTTCGCCTTTATCAAATCACGATACATTCGCGCAGCCGCGTCGGATGATTCGTTAAAGTCGTTTGGATTTTTAAGTCCATATTGAGCCGCAGTTGCCGGCATAAATTGGAAATGACCCTGTGCGCCGGCAGGGCTTGTCATGTTACGACCTCGCCCGGATTCAGTTTTCCACACGTTGTCGAGAATACCCGCCGGCAATCCGTACTTTTGCTCTAACCCCGTAAGGCGTGCCTGTTCTTCTGGCGACCCGCCTGCCGAACGTTTGCCGCTAGATGCCGCTGGCGCTGCCGTGGTCGCTGGCGCTGCCGTGGTCGCTGGCGCTGCCGTGGTCGCTGGCGCTGCCGTGGTCGCTGGCGCGGGCGCTTCGGCCGGTTTTTCTCGCCCTTCCCAAAACGCCTTGCCAGCAATCTTCGCGCCCGCGAAATCCCCCGAGAAGAACTTGACCAGGGCGTCGGCCCCCGCAATGGCGACGTACATTATGTCGACCATCATTTCTTTCAAGCGCTTGATGCCGGAGGTCGCGGCCTTAAATCCGGGCTCCCATTTGCTCCAATCAATGAAGCTGTCGCCCCCGCGCTTCCATGTCTGGTAATCCTGCCACAGTGCCGCAACGGCAGCGGCCAGGGCCAGCACGGCGACGACCGTCAGGTTAATGGGAATCGTGGCCGCGGCGATGCCTGCCAGGCCGACGGCGATGATGGTAAGGAAGGTTTGGACGAACTCCTTGTTTTCCCGGATCCATGCGCCAAAGTCCGCGAAGATGGCGAACATTTTTTCCAGCGCGGGCGTCGCGGCCGACAGCAATTCGCGGCCGAAGGCTTCAAAACTCTGCTTGCTGGCGACCATGGCGTTACGCAAGCGGCTGGCTTCTTCGGCCTGCTGTTTGGTAACGGCCCCATACTCCTTTTGCCGGGCAATCATCAATTCAACTTCGGAACGCCCCTTAAGCAAAAGTTGCATTGTCCCTTGGTCTATGCCCATCATCCGCCCCATGTTGTTGGCGGTGGTGCGGTCCATTTTGCTGAAACGGTCGGACAGATCTAGCAATAGCTCATTGACCGGCCGGGCCTTGCCTTGGGTATCGGCCAGGCTCACGCCAAGCGCGGAGAAATAGGGGATAAGGCCGCTTTGCCCGGTAAGCTGCAATTCCGTTTGCGACTTACTGAGCATGTCCATGGTGCCTTGCAGCCCTTCCGCAGAGCCGCCGGCCAGTTCGGCAGCGTTGCCCCATGCGGAAATGCTGTTTGCACTTTGATCGAGGTTTTGCGCGAAGCGGTCAAGGGCGGCATTCGCTTCAATCTGGTTTTCAATGAACCGCTTTACGGCCATTGTCCCGCCAATGAGGGCAAGGAATTTGGCGGCGCTCTTGGCTACATTCTCAAAGCCTTCCGCCCCGTCCTTACCGCTCTTCTTGAGTTTGGCGCCGGTCTTGTCCGCTTCGCCGCCGGTATCCTTGAGGCCCTTGTCGACCTTGGACTTCTTGGCGTCGAATTCCGAAGAATCTAAGCCAAGTTTCACAAGTAAGCTGTCGATGATGGTAGCCATGTGGACTATTCCTGGTTTGCCAATGCGTTATTGTAATCGTCTATCGTTATGACCTCTAGCATATCGTAGACGTCCCGGACCCCGTAGACCGTATCCAATTCGTGAAGTGTGGCAATTCGCTTGGATAGCAAGGTCGCAATCGGGGCCGAAATGTTCAGGTATTCCGCGAACCCTTTTTGCTGGCCGTCGCCGCCCGGGCGCCGCCGGAGATTGAGTGGACGACGGCCTTCAAAAAACCCGTGTGCAGCTTCCACACTTCGGCGCGGAGTTTTACCCGGGTCGTGATTTCCTCAATGTCTTCTTCAATCAGATTGCGGACAAGGTGCGTTTTGCTGGGGTCCGGCATGATTTGTACGCACGACCACATTTCAGCAAGCAGCGGTTCCGCGACTTCCCACTTGAGCCCAGCCAGCGCCTTAATGCCAATTTCAGCCATTGCCGCCATGCCCATGCGCTCAAAGCCTTCCGGGACTTCAACGCCGCCGGCCATAAGCGCCAGAAGCGCCCGCATTGCCCAGGATTCCGCCCGGCTGGCGGGCATTTCGGTAAGGACGAAAACCTTACCATTGTCCCGACCTTCGTCGGTAATGGTGAAATTTGCTACGTTGCGAGCCATGGTGATTCCTCTCCGAATCGTTACCTCTCCGAAAAATAAAGGGCCCAATATCGCACGCGCAGGGAGAGGGCTACGCTACGGCATACGCCGCCGATATTGGGCGAACTGGTTACAGCAGGGAGCGGTTCACGCTTTCCCAGGTAATGACGTAATCAACCGGCTGCAAGACCTTTTGCGCGTCCGGAATCTGCTTGGCGTTCGTGAGAATGCCCCGTGTAAGCGTGAAGGATTCGCCGGTCGAAGGCAACGCGATTGAACCCGACATGTAAAACACTTCCCGCGCCGTCTTCATGGCCTGAATCATGGCGGTAAAAATGTCCTTGCTCGGGCTGTCGGCTTGCAGCGTAATCGTTTGCTTGACCGGGTTGGGCACAAAGCCCGCGGTCATGCGACCATCAACGCCCATTTGGACTTCGGCCAGGTCAATGGCCTCCGTGGTGAACGCCTTGTCGCTTGCGTAGCCTTGAAGCTGCACAGGGGCCGGGAACAAGCCCGCGACCACAAGGGTAAAAACGCTGTTCGCGCTGGTGATAGTGGTGTCCATGATGGCCCCTTACATGATGTCGATAGAAGCGACGGTGATTTTTTGGACCGCGCCGCCGTCGGTGTACCAAAAATTGATTACCGGCGTGCCGCGATTCCCGCGCACTTGGGCGCCCGGGTCAAGGATTTGCAAGAAGTAGCCTTGCTGCTCAATGATCGTGGACACGTCCATGCCGGCGGCTTGGTTGACGACGGCCTTCTGTTGCGCCGACATGGTAATGCCGGTGCGGATACTGCCGAAGTTAAGCGCCTGGCTGATTGGGTCAATCATGGCCGCACGAATCAGCGAATAGCCCGACTCGTTATACGGAATCGACTTAACCGTGGTCAGCAGGGACAGCAAGGCCAATTGAAATTGCGCGTTCAAATAGACTTGATCCACGAAGGTGTCGACCCAACTCCATTTGCCGGACATTTGCCCATTATAGAGGAAGTCGAATTGATCATTTGCCGTCGCGTAGGCGCCATAGAAGCTATAGCCGTTTTCCAGAAGATTGGCGGCAATCTGCTGGTCGGTCACGGTTGGCACAAAGCCGCTTTGGGACTTGAAGGCCGAAGTAATACGGCCATTCAGGCGGCTAAAGTCAATCGACGCCACGGTGCCCAGCGTGAATGCGGCAAGCTCCTTGGTGTTGTAGACCGGCACGACGCCGTCGTACTGCAAGGACTTGGCGATAGCGCCGAAGCAGGTAGTCGAACCGTTGACGATGGCTTGCGCGTCCGTGTCCCAGCAAACGTACATGAACCGCTGATTTTGCGCGTTCGTCCAAACCGCGAAGGCTTCCTTGTCTTCAATGACAGGCTCCCACATGGTCATGAAGTCGACCCAATTCTGAGTCGCGGCCTTGACGGCATCCATTGCCGTGGCCGGCGTGTCGGCGTCAGCACCTTGGGACAACAGGGCGCCGGTTGCGCTGGTCAGCAGCAGGCCGGCGGACAGCGTGCCGGTCGCAACGCTCATGGTCGAGGCGGCGCCGGTCGTCGGGGACGTGAAAAGGAAAGTGCTGTTCACGGGGTTCCAAGTCACAGCAACGTCGCCGGAAACAAAGCCCGCAGCAATCACACTTGCGGCGTCGCTGAAACTGGTCGCCGTTGCCAGGTTGATAGAACTGGAAGTTTTCGCCACGCCGTCAATGGTAACGGTCAGCACGCCGGAAAGGGCTTGCAGGTCCGTAAGGCTCATGGCGGACAGGTTGCCCGATTGCAGCCAAGCGGCGCGGGCCGTATTGACGTAGGGCGAGAAATACAGGGTTCCCGGCTTGATCGTGGAATTATCGAAGCCCAAGAAGTACACTTGAGCAATCGCGTATTCCGCGGAAGCAGCGCCGAAGAAAGCCTTGACCGCGTCGGGACTCGCGAAGGAGCGGACAGCGGCGGTCGGCAAAAGGGTATTCGTGGAAAGAATGACGCCGTTAAGGGCCAGCGGATTACCGCCGGAACCGACGACGCCGGGGTTGACTACGACGATATCACTTGCGGGAATTGTCATTTGCTCACCTCGTTAAATAAGTTGATTACACGTCCACAGGCATTGGCGGGTTTGCTGTTGCCACTTCTGCAAATTCCTGAGGAACGGTAACGGTTGGATTGTATTGCATTGAGGCCGTCAACGTCCAGCGGCTTTCATACTGTTGTTCCCCCGTGGTTAAAGGCGTTTGCATGCCGTCGGACGTGTAAAGCGGCTTTATGCCTGCGGGGAAATGGGCAAAGCCCCAATGCGAACGGAAGGCGGTTTTGGCCGTCTTGCAGAATTCGCCGGCTTGGGCTCCGTAAAAGTCAATTTGAACGTCGATGCGCGAAGGGCCGTAAATCGTGGCCGTTCCGTCCGCTGGCGCCGGGTCAACCGGCGGCTGGTATTCCGTGTGGGGCACGGAAAGGTCGACTTGCAAAATTTCAGTGAGGACCGCGCAAGGGTTGGACGGCAACGCGACGCGGTTCACTTGACCACGGACGATTTGTGCCCCAGGCATGAAGGGCGCGAGGAACGCGGCCAGGGCGTCAATGACTTGGTCGACGGTTATGCTAGCTGTATACATCATGCGCCCTGTTTCACAATGGCTGCCTTCGTCCAGTCGGGCCAGCTTTCCAGCACCTTGACAACAAGCCAGGTGCCGCGCAAAGCTACGGGCGCGGGGGCGGCAATCGTTACCAAATCGCCGCCGGTTTGATTCGGGCGCACCACGCCGGCCAGGGTGCCGCACAAGTAGATTGCCCGGATGGTGCCTTGAATGTTGAGGCCGTCAAGCTGTTTGATATCGTCCGCGTCGAGGGCTTGAATTTGCGCCGGGCCGCTTACGGGGGCGGCGTAGCTGGGAACCTGCTTTGCCCCGGCGCCCGTGGTGAAACCCGTCGACCGCAAAACGGTAACGGTTTGATTCGGGTTGACGGTGGTGGTCACACCATTGGCGAGGCCGCGCAAGTCCATGGTCAACTGCCCTCCGAAACTTTAGTGAACGCGCCACCATTGACGCTATAGGCCGGCGCCCGCATCATCGTTCCGGTCCAGTTCAACGGTTTGGCTTGCGTGCCCGATGCGCCCTGTTCCCCCTTGGCGACTTTCGCCGCAGCTTCGCCGACCATTTTGCCCGTAATCAATTCGGGCTTGTTGCCGACCATCGACCGCAGCATCAAGGTTATCGGGGATAGCGCAGGGCTATTGACGTCGACAATTGATTGACGCAAAGCGCCCGCAATATCTTCACCTAACCGCGCCAGCACTTTCGGGCCGTCGTAGTCAAACCGTTTCGCCCACGCTGCCATTTTCGGCGCCCATGTGGCGGACTCTTTGGCAATCATCGGGCGAAAGAACGGGCGCGGGGGGATAGTTGGAGTTCCAAATTCATTCCAGAATGCCACTGCCGCAACCGGTGTGCCGTCAGAATACAAATCGCCAGCGGGAAAGCCGACCGCCACTTCGCCGCCGCCCATCTTGCGGGCGATTTCTTCCAGGGCTTTGGATACCCCGTCGGCGCCGTGCAGGACGTGGTCTACCATGTCGTTGGCTGTGCCAGGTAACGGAAGCCGCGCAAGCTGCTTGTCGCCTGCCAGAAGGCGGCGCCATACTGCGATTGCTGGAACCATTGCGCGGAGCCCGGGGGCGGCCCTTCAAACGCGGCCGATACGCTACCTTCCCCAGCTTGCGAAAGGCGCCCAATGGGCCGCGGCATGCCGTCCGCGCTCAAGATGCCGCCAATATAGGCGATATGCGCGGTCAACATGTTCAAAAGCAGCGCCCGCCGTGTGACATTCTGCACGGGCGAATTATTCGCGTTGGATAGGTAAAGGCCCGCTTCCGTAAAGCAGGCCCCCAAGGTCAGGTCGGCAACCGCCGCAAACTCCGGATAGCGGGCCTTGAATGCTGCGGGGTCGAAGATTACGGCGGGCATGCCTTTTACTCCTTGTCGGCGGATTTCACGCCAGCGGCGCGGTCGTCCTTGCCGTCGGTACGCATGGGCTCAAAGCCGGTTTTGCGGTCCTTGAATTCGGCAGCGATGGCGGCGGCTTCCGTGGCGTTCTTGGCGACGAAGATGGCGCCGGACTTGACGGCCGGGAATTCCTTATTCACGGCGGCCCATTGCTCAAAAAAGTCCCCGTCAACTTCGGTCGTGCCGTACTCGGCGCCGATAATCAAGGCTTTGTTTTTGCCCTTGAGTTCGACCGTTTTGCTCGGGTCCATAGGGTGTTCGATGGTGATACCGTGGGGCAGTTTGCAACCCACTACGACGATTTTTGCGGACATTTTGTTCGCTCCTAGTTTGGTGGAAAACCCGGGGCGGTAGGCTCCGGGGGATATTGCTTACTTGCCTTCGGGGCGCTTGTCCAAGCCTTGCGCCGCCAGCACTTCCGCGACGTCATCGACGTGCAGGCAATCGCACATGCAAGCGTAATCGTTCGGCGCCTGAATCACGGCAATATTGCCGTTGCAAAAATCGTTGCCCGGCGTTGCGCTGTGCAACACGCCGAAGGATACAACTTTGCCGCCTTCCAGCTTCACAATCTTGTCGCCGTTCTTGGCTTCCCTACCGTTCCTGTAGTGCATTTTGTTCGCTCCTAGTTTGGTGGAAAACCCGGGAGCCGAAGCCCCCGGGGTGTTCGTTACACGCCCAACATTTGGGCAATGAAGGCGGGGCGGAAAATCACGGTGCCCCAGGTGCCTTGCGACTTCTTCTGCTTGAAGCTGGAAGATTGCACGACAATGGGATGCGCCCGGAGCTTTTCCGTAAAGGCGGTGTCGGCCGTGCGCTGGCCTTCCACTTCGTCCACCAGCAGTTGGACCAGTTCCCCGGACGCGGTGGTGTACTCCGGCGCGGTCTTCACTGTCAGGCCGGGGAAATTCTTTTTCAGAATGTCCGCGACGTTGACGTTGTACTGCGTCGTTTTGGTAAGCGCCACTTCCGAAACCGGGGACATTGCCAAGGTCATCTTGGTATCAAGTTGAACCAGGCCGCCGGCTTGCGTTTGAAGCTGCTTGTACAGCTTTTGCACGTCGTCCAGCACTTCCAGCGCCGTTGCACCAGCCCAGCCCGTACCGCCCGCGACCTTGGTGGTCGGGACGATGGCGGCGGACAGGTTCGGGTCGTTCAACAGGCCATAGTTTTGCAGGCCGGCAACGCCGAAGAAGTACGTTTTGTTTTGGAACTTGTTGAGCGTCAAGACGCTGGCAATGTTCATGCGGTTGGCCCAGTCGATGCGGGCCAGGCCGGCGCGTTCCAGTTCGCGTTCACCCCATTGCGTCATTACTTGGTAATGATAGCTTTGGCGTTGCGGGAAGTTGGAGTTGACGCCGGCATTGCCGTTTTCGGAGTAGTCCCCGTATGACGAAGTTTCGCCCGTAGATTCCACGACCGGGAACATCGCTGTTTCGGTGGTCCAATCGCCCTTTTTGACTTCGCCGTCGACGACCTCGGCCGCCTTCATCGGGGAAACCAGAATTTCAATCAGTTTCGGGTCGACAAAGGTGGAGAGGAACGCCGGAATGCCGGCATTGCTGGTGGTGATAAGGGTGGGTTGGGCGTCCATGGCAACATTCGTGTTGTGCGCCACATTTGCCGCTTGGAAGTCAAGCGAGGGTTGACCCATGAAATGGACCCCCGCACGTTCCATGAGTGCTTGAAGAATCGGATTCATGATTACCCCCAGGTGGAAATTTTGACAAGTTCGCCAACAGCAGCGGCCGATTGTGCCTTAAAGGCAGTCAGCACGCCACCGACAGCGGTAACGGTGGTGGAAGCGGCGTAAGCCGTTGCCCGCGTATCCAGCGTGTAGATACCAACGCCGCCGGCGGTGCCGCTCACTTGCGAGGCAACCACGGCGCCCGAAGGAATGCCGGAGCCGCTTACCGCGTCGCCAACTTCCAGCACGCCGGAGCCGACCGCGGTAACGTCCAAGACAATGCCGAAGGTGGTAACGCCGGTCGCGCTGGCCGTGTAGGCGGAACCAGCAGCGGACAGCGTATAGACGCCAGCGCCGCCGGGGGTGCCGCTCACTTGGGCCACAACGGTCGCCGCAACCGGGAAGCCGGCGCCGCCGCTCACGGTGTCGCCAACGGAGATTAGGCCGGTGGTCGACGTGGTCTCCATGGTCACGCCGAAGGCCGTAACGGTATCGCCCGCCGAAGTGGTTGCAGCACTGGTGGTATAGGTGCCAGCGCCGCCCGTGGTGCCGCTCGCTTGGGCAACAATCGTGGTGCCAGCGGTAACGCCAGTGCCGGCAATCGCGTCGCCCACGGTGATAAGGCCAGTTACGGCCGTAACGACCAAGGCGGTGCCCGTGCCGGTAGCCGTAAAGGTTGCGCCAAGTGCGGCGGTGTTGGTCGAGCCCATCAGGCCAGTGACCGAAGCGCCGGCCGGAGCCGCTACCGCACAAACGTCGCCGTTTGAGTAGTCCGCATAGATGGCGGCGCCGATGATTGCGGCGTTATCGCCGGCCAGCTTCGCCCAAAAATCGCCCTCATTGTGCAGGACAACCGAGAAGCCTTGGGGAATGTTCATGCCGGATTCAGCAAGGTACTGTTGAATCAGTGCTTGCTGTTCGCGGTGAACAAAGCCTTGCGGGGCCTTGGTTGCGGTGCCAAAACTTTGGACGGTAACGCCGTCAGTGTCGACCCAGGCGAACTTGCCAACGGTGACGCCAAGCGTCCCCGCAACAAGACCGCCAGGACCGGCAAGGACAGTTGCCCGCGGATTGGATGATGCAAAGTCGCCTGCTACCGCCGGGGCGGGGGTCAGGTTGACCTGTTTTTGAAAGCCAGTCATGGTAATGACCTCCTATTAAGCGTTGCGGAAACGGGCGGCGCCCGGAAACTGCTTATCCAGGCCGCCGGCATCTTGAGCAATGCGCGGCGCCGGAGTGGCAGACTTGGAAGCGACCTTGAACAGCGCACGAAGCGCCGCGGCGCCTTCAACGCCAGCGCGGTCGACCTTCATGTGGTCCAGGGCGAAGCCGTACACTTCGGCCGCGGAATCCATGCCCATGACGTCGCCCACAGTGGCGCGAACATCGCGGCGGGATTCTTCGGCTTCGCGTAATTCCTTACGCAAACCGTCCATGGCGGCGTTGACTTCTTCCTTCTTCATGCCGGGTTCACCCTTGTCGTCCGGGTCGGCATCAGCGGCGGCCGGCGGTGCCATGAGGGCGCAAGCGGCATCCATTGTGGCGTCGTCAACCTTGCCGGCCAGCAGCTTGCGGAGCTTGTCGGCGGGCGATTCGTCAGCGGCGGCGGCCGGGGTTTCGACCGGCTTCGGGTCTTGTTCGACGTCCAGGATGGCGTCGAGAACGGCGTCGAGTTGGTTGGAGTCGATGGACGCGTCGAGGGCCAGCAACTTGCCCTTAACTTCGTCCTTCTTGAAATTTTTGCGGGTTGCCGGGCCTACCAGTGCAGGCAAAGCGGAATCCGCTGCCAGTACCGGAGAGGCCGCGCACAATGCCGCAAAAAGGGCCTTGCCCAGTTTGGTCATCTTCATGGCGGGATTCCTTGGAGTGAAAGGGTTGCGGTCGGCCACAACTACGTCGGACCCGGCGCGGCCGACCTCTACTAACGCCAGGTGATTGCCCTGTATTTCGGTCATTTTCCCGTCGTAGGGCTGGCCTTCAAACTCGCCGAACTCCATGACGGGAACGTAACGGTACGCACAGGATAATTCTCGTACTTTATCGGTTTCAATCCCGGCGATTGCCGCGGCGTCCCAAATGCAAAGGTCGGCGTCGAGGTAAGGCGGGGTAAAAGCAATTTCGGAACCAACGGACCCGACGACCAACTTCTTTTGCTCTTCGTCGTCGGCCATGGTCTTGACCGTAACCGGCACATGCTTGGAGAGAATGGGCAGGCGGGCGAACGTTGGCGCCCCGCGTTCCAGTTCCACAGGGTCACGAAGCAGCCGATAGACTTTGTCGGGCACCAGGCCCAACGCCTCATAGCCCGGAATTTCCTTGCCGTAGTACGGCGAAATTTGAGCTTTTGATATGTGGGAGCGGTCGACGTGCAGGCGTCCGTCGGCATCAATCCGGCGGGCGGTGCGGTCAAAGGCTAGGCGTAAGATAGGCATGTTTCGGATTATGACGCTATTTCATTCATGGACGCAAGGTTACTTCAAATTGGCAAAACCGGCCGGCTGGTGCAACGGCAATTTATTTCTTGCCCGGGCTGGATAAATTCCCCGGAGATTTTGCAGCCTTCCGCGATTTTATACCGTTTACCGTTCGCTGCCACATGGTCCGGTCGTGGAGTCTTTCCCGCGTGACTGTGCATCCAAATGGCTTCCGTAATTCCAAGTTCCATTTGCCTGGCCCGGTTGACGACGGCGTTCGCCTTGTTCGATTGGTCACGCGCTATCAATTCCGCCCGGTGACTGGCCGCCGGGTAAAGTTGCTTTAATTCCTTCACCATGGATTCAAGATCGCGCCCGGCACTGTAGGAACGCATAACGGTGCCCTCTACCTGTTGCAAATACTTTTCAGGAATGGACCGGATAAGGCCGACGTTTTCCTCAAGTGACGCATTGAAGGCGTCGCGCACGGCGGGCGTCATCTTGAATTCAACCGTCCACCCGGCTTCCTTGAGCGCCTGGCGCATTGCGCTGTCGGTGGTCTTGAACATGCCTTGCAGATAGGCGTCAGCGATCTTCGGCGCGTACTCATCAAAGCGCCTGATCCAACGATCAGCAAGGTCGTCCAATATCTTTTTGATTTTGGCGCTGGGGGCGGCGTCTTGCGCTTGTTCGACCAGCACCAGCATGCGCGGCGGGTCTTTGCGATACCCGGCGGTCAACCAGTATTCGACCGACCCGTGCATTTCGGCTATCAGCCGTTGCAGGGCCTTCCAATACTTGGCTTCGACGCCGCGGTTCGCATGGACCGCCCGGGCGGTTTTAGGCGTCCTTGGCGACATATTCCTCACCGACCTTTTCGGGGATACCGAGCGTCGAGTTGCCGTGGGCGGCAGCTTCCATCGCGTTATGCTGCGCCTCACTGACACTCGTGTCCTCGGCGGCCGGCGCAACATTAGGATTCACCAGTTCGACGGTCGTGTCCAATCCCATATAGCCGCTGTTCGGGTCTTTCGCCAGGCGGTCGCGAACTTCGCTCGGGTCGATAATGCCGGCGGCCACATAAGCGCAATCCGCTTGGCTATCCGATAGGCGAATTTCCGACTCTTCGGCCGGCGTCATTTGGTAGAGCGGGATAAACGCCAGGCCAATGTCGGGGTCGATTTCCCCGAACAATGAAAGCTGCACGCACTTCAAAATTACTTCCAGCGGTTCCCGCCAATAGGCTTCCTGTTGGGCGGCGACCCAATCGTAGAAAATCCGGACTTCGCCGTCGCTGCTGGCATTCAAGCCGCTGGGGGAAATGCCCGTCAACACAATGGCCGGCATGCGCGAAACGCTGCACATATGTTCTTGGCTTTGCGCCTGCAATTCGTGGAGCCCCGACAACGGGGTGTTGACCTGCACCAGTTCTTCGCGCTCTTTGTCCAAGAGCATGACGCCCTTGTTGCTCCGCGTGGCCGTGAAAAGGTCAGCCCGTGCGAAAAGGTTCGTGCCGTCATCATCGCCCTGCAAAACTTGGTCCATGCTTGTGGCAAGCGCGGTAATGCTGAAATTGTTGATAAGGTCCGCAACGCTTTGGCGGGTCCGTAGCCAGTTGTCGACGTAGGGCTCCGCAAGCTGGGAAAGGGACATGCCGGCGAAGTTGAAGGCTGGCTTGAGAATGTCCGGGAGCGGGCGGGTTACGACCGTCATCAGGCGGGACGCGTGGACCTGCTGGCCCAGCATGAACCACGACGACGGTTTGTAGAAGTCAGGGGCCGCAGGGTCCAAGGCGTTATAGCCGGCCGGGGTCGTCCAAATGGCTTCCACAGGTGCAACCCGTTCCAAGCTGCCCTTGGCGATGGTGCGCGGGTCAAGAATCAGCGGGGTCGTTCGGTCGGCGCCGGCAATCTCCAAGAAGATTTGCGCCCGGCCAAAGTAGCAATCATTTTCCGCGGCCTTCTGGATTACCCCGCGAACGTTGAGCCGCTTAAATTCGTCTTCGATAGCTTTGATTTTGTCCCCGCTATCGCTATCGTCGTCTTGCTTGCTGGTGAATTCCAACCACTCCCGCGTCAACTCCGTCGACATGGTTGCGGCGAAGGCGCGATATTCCGCCCGGGTTGCCAGTTGCGAAAGGTACGCAAAGCCAGGAAACCCGCCGCCCGCATAGGCTTCCGCAACAAAGGCGTAATTGTTGGCATCCATTGCCAGCACGGGGGCGTCGACGCCCTTGGGGACGACGCCAGGCGCCAGGGTCGGCGGCTTGATCGGGTAGGCGTAGGGCTTGACGTCGGCTGCCAGCATGCCAGCCTTGAGGGCCGCACGCCGGAGCCCGTCGCCTTTGGGCTTCTTGGGGGCGGGCGGAATTTGCGCGGTCTTGCGTGGCCGACCGACGGGGCGCTTTGCGATAGGTTCCATGGGAATATTATGCAACAAAATAATTAAATAATAAAAATAATTGTTGACATAGATAAATTATTTACCTATACTTCGTTCATCAACTCAACGAACCGGAGAAACAAAATGACCAAGGCCCGCAAACTCTATCAAATTCGCATCCATACTTTCGGCCTCACGTTCGGAAAAACAGTCGGCCATAAGGCTCGCATTATTCCGCGCAACGCTGCTCAGCGTATTGCAAAGCGTCTACGCAAAAGCGGGCACGACGTTCAGTTGTTCCCGATGCTGGTTAATTTGACCGCAGAGCAATGCGCCTACCTCGATAATCGCTACTCAAAGTAACCCCAGGCCCCGCAAGGGGCCTAGCGCCCCATAGCCTTATCAAGTGCCGCTTGGCTAATCTTCAACTTGTTGAACAACGGATACAGCCGGCGCAATGCTTGGGTCAGGGCGTCGACTTGGTCATCATTGGCCGCCGCCGGGAATGCCGTCAACTCTCCGACAAGGTCTTTGACCCATGGGAAAAGGTCCGAATGCGGCAACCACACATTGCCCGCTTCCCAATAGCTGGTAACGGCGTGCGCCCGCGCCAGCTTGGAGCCGTCCGGTTCAATGGGCAAGATGCCAGGCACCGACGCCTTTAGGGTGTCAATGACCGCCGGCCCGTTGGCCTTGTCTTCAATCAAAACTTCCTTTATTCGCGGGTGCGCTGTCCGCAACGCGACGACCTCTTTTACCGTCTTGGTGAAACTCATGCGGGCGCGGACCTGTGCCAGCAAGTAGGAATTGGCGCCAGCCTTTCCCCATACCTGGCCGACGACAAAGTCCGTGCCGTCCGTGTCCTTAAAGGTGCAATCCCAGGAAGCGATAACCTTGTCGAACTTGGCCGGCAAATCCTTGGGCAAGTAGTAGCGTATGCCGTCTTCCTTGAACACGTTGCCGCCCAAAGGCCGCGGGCATTGCTGATACATGGCCGCCCACCAGTAGTCGGAAAACAGGCCCTTGACCTCTTGCAAGAATGCCAGGCTCTTGAGTTCGGGGACCAATGGCCCCTTGGGCAAGTTCGGGTTGTAGCCAACTTCCCCGGGCAGGTTGATTGCCGGGAAGCGCAAGACGGTAAGCCGAGGGTCGCCCTTGAAGTGGTTGCAAATGCGGGACGGCAAGTCGTCTTCCGCCCATGACGTTGCCATGATGATTTGCCCGGAGTTTTCCGATAGCCGCGTCGTGAATACTGATTGATACCAGTTCCAATGCCCTTCTTTGGTCGTGGGGCTCAAGGCTTCTTTTTCGTTCTTTACCGGGTCGTCAATGATGCCCACGTCGACCGGGCGTCCCGTGAGGCCGGATCCCACACCGACGCCGATATATCCGCCAGCGCCACCAGGCGCCGTAAATTCCCCGGTGCGGTTGACGTCATAGCGGCGCTTTTCGGCGGCCGTGGGGAACAAGCGGCGGTGTTCGTCCGACGCCAGGTTGCGCCGCACGTCTTGAGCCATGGCGCCGGCCAGGTCGTCGCCGTAGCTGGCCGCACCTACGCGCCAATCAGGGAACCGGCCCAGGATATAGGCCGGAAGTTTGCGGCTCACAATCTCCGACTTGCCGTGCTGGGGCGGGGCCTGCAAAACCAGAATGGGTCGCTTGCCCGCTTGCATGTCATCAATGAACATGTCGAGGGCCGCGCAAACGGCGGCGCTAAAGCCGCTTGGCTTGTACTTCGGGGACGTGTAGCCGATATAGGCGGCCAGTTGCCGACGGGCTTCGCGGCGCCGCATCAGTTCGGCCGCCGCTTCACGCTTCGTCGGGAGCATTGTCAGCCTTGAGGATGGCCGCCAGTTGGTCGTCGCTCAGGTCGTCGGCGGACAGGTGAGCCAGCGCCAAGGGGCCGCCGCCGGGTCCGCTGATTTCCTTCCGGTCAATTTGCATACCCAGGTAACGCGAGAGATTGAATAATGCAGCGTCCTTGTCCCGCATGTTGACCTTGATGCCGTTACGGGTCTGCTCTGCGCCAGCGTAAAGAGGATGCCGTTTAAGTTTGCGGGTGTCCGCGACATAGACTTGAGCAACACCGTCGCCGCCGCACTCGGGGCAATCAGGGGAGGGCTCTACTTGCGGGTCGAACCCGAAGCCGCCCATGCCGTCAGGGGCGGGCTTGCCGCCATCCACGGCCTTGTCGACCGCGACTGCATATTCAGCTTCGGCCCATTGGTATTGGTGCCCGTAGCCATAGCAATGCCTGCAGCAAGTACGGCGAACGTCGACCAGCTCATTGGGGTCGGCGAAGGCAATTTTACGCCATTCGGCTAACACCATTTCCGGCGTAATGCTAGCAGCGACGGCCACTTCCTCTTGTCTATCCCTGATCGCGGCCACAATTTCAGGCAATTTAAGTAAATTGTGAGCCGTTTGTCCCGCCCCGTTTTCCGAGTATCCAGCGCGAATGGCGGCCTGTGTTGCGTTTTCATCGACGCAATACTCGTTCACAAATCGGCGTTGTTTAGGTGTCAGGCTCATGGTTTCGACAGTCTAACCCGTTCAATAAGCCACGGCAAGAAACGCATGCGCCGGAAGAAACAAAACGCCATCCGACGTGACCATTGAAGCATGGTCGACCCGTTCGGTAAATCTTCAAGCCTAGCGCCTTGGCATCATTCCTTGATATTTCCATGTCGGGGAAACTTCGCGCCATGTTAAAGCTGGCCGACGTTCTCCGGTCGACCATGTCTTCCATAAGGACCGCGATAACTTCGCGTGACGGCCACACCTTCCCTAGTAATTTGATATATCCGTGGGCAATTCTCGGCACTTTTCGACCGTTCGATTTCCACACAATCAGGTTATTTTTTAGCGCAAGTATTGCCTTGATGGCGTCTTTCTCATTGGCGTCCACGTTCGTTCCTTTGGTATCTAACGCAATCATTATAACTAGGTTCGACCTCAAGTCAACACGGTGTAACGGTGTATTTACGGGGTGTGTAAGCTAACTGCTTGTTTACATTACTTTATATTACTACTTACCTACTCTAACTTTAAAATATAACATCGCTGTACACCTAATGCTGCTTATAGATATAGATTTCTTATCTATAATAGACGCTAGGTCGTAAAGGACTTGAATGCTGTTGGGGTGTCAGGTACGGGGTGATATTATCTTAAAAAGGCGTTGACAATTAACGTTACTTTAAGGAAACTGGCGGCTTTTGGAGGATATTTACCATGGAAAGAGCCGAAGCGGTAAAACTTGGACTTAAGAAGTACAACACGGGTCGACCTTGCAAGCACGGCCACAGCGTTGACCGTTATACCGATAGTGGCGCATGTTCCGCTTGCGTTAAGAACTTGGTCACTGTTTCCGCTGGAAATTCGGCCGCCGTCCGGGCCAAAATTGAGCGGGCCACCAAGAAAATTTATTTGTTCTCGCAGCAATCTGGATTTGCCGCGGTAAAAACAGTGATCGACGGCCTTGTTGCTGCACGCTGCCCGGACCTTCCGGTTGACGTGGTTAATCCGTACCCGTTCGTCGGTAAGCAGGTGTCCCGACTTACCTATCAAATTTCAGTGCGCGTGCCATTAGAAGACGTCGACGCCGCTTACGCTATGGGTAAAGCCATGCTTGAGCCTGAGCCGGTTACTTTCCCCAAAATCAAAGAGGTCGGATAATGCAAAAAGTAACGGGAAGTACCTTTATCGGCGCAAGCCATTTGGCGGAAGTCTTTGCCGGCTTGTCCTTCAATCTTGAGAAAATGCGGGTCGTACTGCCCGACGGTCGCTTGCTTAATAGGGCGCGGTTCGACGTGTTGTATGGTGGCTACACCTACGTTTTAGACATTAACAACGAGCGCACTACGCGGAGCGCCTGGCGGGCCTTTACTGCAAACGAGGCGTACCGACCGCCCATTGTCTAAGTAGCCCTTGGCGGGGATCCGTGCAGCATCTAGGCCGCTTGTGTGGCCTTCACGCCCTCAAGCCGCCTGGCGCGGCTTTATGCGACAGGCGGCTTGAGCGACGTGTTAGAGGGCGGGATTATTTTGAGGGTTTTTTGATATGAGCAGCAGCGCGGCGGATACCAAGGGACAGATCACCATCGCCAAAAGCGCGGAGGGCGTCAGCGCTCTCCTGGTCGATGGTGATATTGGTGCGTTTGAGGCCGGTTGCGCCGTCCGCAGCCTTGACGCCTTGGCCGCGTCCGGCACCTCCACGACCGGTGCGCACCTCTTCAAGCGCCGCAACAACCTTGCGCTGCTCAAGCGACCGCAGCACGCCAGCGTTGATCTGGACATAGAGGCTGGTAGCCTCGATAAGCACCAGCGCGCCAGTGTCGCACTCGTCGCGGGTGATGGTTCCAATAGCCCGGCTATTGGCCGGGATGGTGTTGGTGTATAGCCGCCACTTACCGCCAAGATCGACGGTAAGGCGGCCACGATTTGTGTGCGTCATGGCCGCCGCTCCTTAGTCGATGTAGGTGTTTGCGAGGCGGGCGGCGCGGGCGGCATCCGCAAGACTTTTACGATACCCAACCACTTCCGGGCGGGCTGCGGTCAGGGCGTTCAGTTGGTCGTCGTAGACCTTGGCTTTTTTCCATGCGCTGGAGCCGGGAAACGCGCCGCCAGAATCGGACATTTCGAAAAGGCTGTTGTAGGCGTCAAGCAGTTGGTCGAGGGATGCGGTAGCAACATCAATTTCAACTTCGGTGTAGGTTTTTGTCGAGAGGTATTTCATGATTTTCTCCAACCCCTGATTACCCGAGGCGCGGTAGGTTTGCGTTTGTGCATCCCATGTATTGAATTATACACACAAAACAAAATAAAGCAAGAACTTTTTACAAATATTTCCGAGGGCGCAGAACAAGCCCTCTAACGCAGGTCAGGTCGAGCGCCGGGTTATGCGGCGCGAGACTACGGAGAAAGAAACGATAGACCAACTGACAAAGAGCGAGCGCAAGCAGATTGCCGAAATACTCGACCGAAGGGCCAACGAGATTGCAGGATTCAGCGGCCATTATTCGCCCGCCAATGTCCTTCAAGTAGCCGCGGGATCCCTTGGCGGGGCTCCGTGTGGCCGCCAATGTCAAAGGTGCGTGTCGAAGCCGGTTTGCTCAGTGAAGAGGGCTGCCAGGCGGTCGCCGTAGATCATTTCAAATTCCCCGCGTTCGGTCACAGTAGCCGGCCACGCGGCGTAATGGGCTTCCACTAGCACCAGGGCGGCCCGGTATTCGATCGCGTGGACGTTGTCGCCATGTTCCCCTTGGAGCTTGTCCCGGAACGCTTCCACGGTGCCAAAGAAGCGGCCAGCGCGAAGGAATACGCCCTTTTCCGTGAGGAACGCCGCTAGAACGTCTTGCCGCGAACCAATTGGACCGACCGCGAAATACGGACGGTCGCCCGTCAGTTTACCCGCGTCCCCAAGGTTCGCGCTGCGAAGGTTCGCGTCCCCAAGGTTCGCGCTGCGAAGGTTCGCGTCCCCAAGGTTCGCGCTGCGAAGGTCCGCGCCGTAAAGGTTCGCGTCCCCAAGGTCCGCGCCGTAAAGGTTCGCGCTGCGAAGGTTCGCGTCCCCAAGGTTCGCGCTGCGAAGGTCCGCGCTGCGAAGGTCCGCGCAGCGAAGGTCCGCGCCGTAAAGGTCCGCGTCCCCAAGGTCCGCGCTGCGAAGGTTCGCGCTGCGAAGGTCCGCGCAGCGAAGGTTCGCGCAGCGAAGGTCCGCGCAGCGAAGGTTCGCGCAGCGAAGGTCCGCTTTCGCGTTTATCGCGGCGGCCAACGTAATTGCGACGCTGTTGTCTTCGCACTCGTGGCTAAAAAGCACTTCAAGCGAAAAACGACTTTTAATTTCAATCTTCATTTTATGTACCTCTCCAGGTGAATTAAGGATGCTACGGGACGAACTATAGATAAATAATTTACCTATGTCGACGACTATTTTATTTCTCGACTTCAACCTTGATGCCCCAGCGGAAAACCGCGGCATACAGGGCGCCGGCCGCCAATAAAAGCGGCTTTGTCCACCAGCGGAATTTAACGCGCACGGTAATGGAAAGTTCGGCCATTATTCGCCCGCCGGCATCTTCAAGCCGCCCAACAGTTCGACCAGTTCCTTGCGGAGTTTGGTGGACAAGTGGCCGAAGCCGGGGTCGTCCAACAGTTTGGTCAACGTGTTGTGCATGGGCTCCGCGGCCTTACGTAGTGCCTTTTTGAATTCGGCTTGCGGCATATGCTTGGCGGTAACGCGGCCGGTCCCCGACTTGACCATGGCGGCCAGCAACACATCGCCCGCCTTGTCCCCGTGCTTCTTGATGGCTTCAATAGCCGTCGTGGCCGATATGACCGACCCCACTACCATGCGGCGGACGGCCAGCGACGCCGATGCCAGGGACAGCAGCCCGTCGACGTACTGTGCCGTCGAGTAGCCCAGGCGGCGGGCGATCTCTTTGGAGTCCCAGCCGAAGGCGGCCAGGCGCTTGCAAACGACGGCTTGCTCATAGGTGGACAGGGGTTCGCCTTCGTTGCCCACAACGAGGTCGACGGTAAGGTCTTCCATGCTGGTGCCGCGGGGCTTGATTACCACGGGCACGGCGGGCACTTCCACGCCTTCCGAAAGGGCCAGCAATACCGCTTCATGCCGGCAGTGCCCGCCCGTGACGTAGATAACTTCCGTGCCGTCTTCCAGGGCCACGAAGCCGGTCAACGGCTTGTCCTTGTAATAGCCGTTTGCCTTGATGCTGTCAGCAATCCAGCGCACGCGGCCGGTGTACACCACGTTCTTGATGCGGGCGTTAAAGCCGTCAAGGATGCGGAGCCGGGTCGGTTCCACTTGCCACAGGTCAGCACTCACGGCGCCGACGGCCTTCATGGCGGCCTTTGTGTTGCCGGGGGTTAATTCGCGGGTAAAGTCTTCCATTTGTCCACCTCTCCAAGTGATAGTTAAAAAGCAAATTCCGCTTGCATCTTAGGTAAATAATTCACCTGTGTCAACGGGAAACAACGGTTATATTCTTCAAGGCAGTCGTCGCAAATCGGCTGGCCGCTCTTCGTTTCGTGGGGCTTCGACCGTATGATTTTTGGCCGCAAGTCAAATGGGTATGGGGTTGGCGCTGTTGCATTACTCCGGCTCCTACGCGTGGACGGGTGCCAGGGGGAACGGCACGCGGCTATGATTGTTGGCATGTTCGTATGCCTTGGCGGCTTCCGCGGCGCCCTGAATGGCCCGGGCCTGGCTGTCCTTATGGACAAACAAGCGCGGTTTGCCGCCGTCCGGCAATACCAGATTGTTGACCCGACCTTCCACAAGGGCGGGATGGTAGGCATAGCCCAGGGCGTCTAACATTTCCTTGCGCTTGGAGTGCGTGACGCGGCGGGCAACCCCCAGTCGTTCCAGCAGGCGGTCGAGTTGAATAGACGATATCCAGCCGCCGCAAAAGCCGGGGAGCCCTTGCGCGATGGCTTCGTGGACTTCCTGTTCGACGCCGCCCGTGCTGGCGCTGATGGCGGCCGCGGTGCTGGTGGTGACGGGCGCCCGCTGGCAATGTGTGGCCGGGTTGTATTCGTCCGGAATTGGGAACGTGTGGAGCAAATCGGAAACGATGGCGTACCCGTCAGCACGAAGCCAGTCGTACAGCTTGGGGAAATACTCCCCATCCATGCCGTCGCGCTTCAAGTCTTCGGCCTGCTGTTGGGCACAAAACAAAATGCAAATCCGGCGGTCGTTTTGGGTCTTGCGTACAGCGTCCTTATGGTTGCTGTTCAGCATGAAATTGCCGCACACGTCCGCGGAGATTTGGTCGACGCCCTTGCCTTCAATCTCAAGGCCGTCGCCGCCGGTAATCATCGGCTTCAATTCCTCAAAGACTTCCGCCCGGCTGTCCGGCAAATAGATATCCTCAACGCCATAGAAAACCTTGCCCAGCATCCATGAATTGAATTGCGCGGCCAGCTTTGACGCCTTGGGCCAATGGACATAACGGCGCCCCACGGCTTCCGCAACGCAACGGGTGAACAGGGTTTTGCCGTTACCTTCAACGCCCTGCAGCAGCGGCGCCCATTGGAACTTGACGCCCTTGTGTTGCACGCATGCGGCCATGTAGCACAGCAGGATAAAGCGGTCGCGGTCGTCCGGTAGCACCTTTGCCAAGTGGGCAAGGAAGGGCGTACCGTCGCCGGCCAGGCGCGGGACTTCGACCGGCCAATAGGTGTTAACGAAGGTTTGCCCGCCCCGCTGAATGATGGCGCCCGGCGGCTGGTCCGGTCGGAAGCAAGGGGAGTCGGCACGGGGGCAGCGGTACGCCTGGCTTTGCGTGAAGGCTTCCCAGGCGTCCCGGGTTGTCTTTTCGTTCGCGGTGTCCATGGTGAAGGTGTAGCCACCATAGGCGACCTTGAATTGCTCCGGTTTGAGCATATTGCCGCCGGGTACTAGGACGCGGTGAAGGTCTTGGACATAGACGCAACCGGCGAACATATCCAATTGCATGTCGTTGCCGATAAAGGTCGCCCCCGTGACCAATGCCGGCCGTGGCGGTTCGGTGCTGGCGCTTGGTGCGGGGCCTTCTGGCGTGCCGGCCACAGGTTCCGGGGCCTTGTCCGTCAGCACTTCAAATTGGCGCCCCACGGCGCCCAGGATAGTGCGCGGCAAATAGTCTTCGCGTTCGTACTTGTCCCGCACCAGCGCCGACCGCTCCATAAGCCGCTTGATTCGTTCGCAATCCTTCCCGGTCCAAAAGGCCAGGTGTTGGGCTAGGGCAGCGTCGGCGCTGCTGGAATCGTAGGCTCGCACGGGGTCCGGATAGCAGCGGGTAAGGGCGTCAAGGTTTGCCGTCCACAGATCCGCAAAGCTGGCCCGGCCGCCAAACGCCGCCGCGGTTGATTGTGACCGCAAAGCCCGGCGGATAAGTTCGTCGTCGTCGGTTGGTCCGCGCCATTCGGACGCGGGGCCTTCGGTCCAACCCTGTTCCAAGGATTGCACGGCGTCCGGCGGAAAGTAGTTTGCAACCAGGGCCGGGAGTATCGCGGAGCAATCGGTCGCGGCGTTGCCGGCGGCGCTGGTCCCGGTCAGGGCAACGAAGCGGCCAGAGTGATAAAATTCTAAACCGTACTCAAGGTTTTTACAGCCATGCGGGGGCGGGCGTCCGGTGCCGAAGATATGCAGCCCCCGGCCGCTTTGGCTTACCTCAATGGCGGCCCCGGCGAACGCTCCGCAAAGTTGCTTTGCCATTGGGGACCAATCGGAGCCGTCGGCCAGCAAGCAGCCGTCGAGATCCAAGAACCAGAAGGGGTCGGCTTCCGTGAAAACGAAAGCTAGCCCGAAACCTTGCCCAAAGTTGGTCGCTGCGGCGAGCGCTGTTTGCGCGTCCGTCCAAAACGCGGGGTCGTGCGCCGATACAACACGACCGGAACGGAAGTCGCAAGGCAATTTATCACACTTTCCAGGTCGGCTTTGGCTTGGAACAAGTTTGTACACAATGAATTGCGCAAGATTTGTCATTGCGGCAAATGGGCCGCTAAGTGCTGTCCTAATCATGGTTTTCCCGGCCAATCGTTGTTGCTTTTATTTACGTTGTCAGTCGCGCTTAATAATTGAAGGTTCCAAGGCACATGCAACCCGCACACCGTCGCACCTTTAAGCGGAACGACGTGGTCAACATGGATTCAGCCCGCCAGCGTATTCAATGCGCGGATCTTCAATTCCGGGTCGGCTTTCTGCGCGTGCAGATCGCCATGAGCCAACCCTTGAGCGATAATGGAAAGATTTTCCGTTAGTACCGCCGACCGCATTATGGTTCTGCGAAAATTTACCATTGTGCCGAAATATTTAGAAATAAGGGCTTCGGCGCAACCGATTTCTTTAGCCACAGATTCACGAGTCAGTTTTGAAAATCCTCCTGGTCGTTCAGCGACACTGATGGCGGCGGTGAGGATTTGATACTTTCGGTCGTCGGGCTTTTTTCGCATGACTATTTACTCGATAAATGATGAGGACATTATGTAATCTATTGACGCTTCCGTCAACGATAAATTAGAGGGTTCCGACTCCCGCGCAAAAAGCAGCATCCCCGCCGCCCGACGTGACAAGTTGCGCCCAAGCCAATTGCGCCGGCTCCCGGTCGTTGCCGGTGTAGTGCCAGCCGACGGCCTTTACTTCCCGGCTCACGAATTGGCCGATTACCTGGCCGACGTGCTGGGGACCAATCAGGACCGGGTGCCAGCCTATCAGGTCGGCGGACTTCATGACCTCGTTAACCTGCTTGGACTCATTCGCCAGGCCGTAGCGCACAGGGACGCCCCGGGAATCAATCAGGGCGCCGACGTTGTTGCGGAACAAGCGCACCCCCTTGCGTGCCGCTTCCAGGCGCACCACAGCGGACACGGCCGCTTCACTGGTGCCCTTTACTTCCGGCGGTAGGTCGTGGCCGCCGTGCATACCAAAGAGGGCTTGCAACTCATTGAGGGCGGCCATAGTGACCCCGTGGCGCACGGCCCATTGGTAGACGGCGGGGCTCATGGGCGGCACTCCATGTACGACCTTATCCAGGCTTCGGCGGCTTCCGCGTTGATCGCGTTACCATAGGCGCGCAATCGTCCCACTCGGGCGGGATCCCCATTAGCCAGCGGGAATGTGCCGCGCTCAACTGGCCGCCACTTTCCATCCCGGCAGAAGAGCCAATCAACACCTCGCCAGAAACCGTTAGTCGGGCCGGGTTCGGGTGCGCAGCTAAGTAAACCGCTTGTGCTGATACCGTCAGGCATGTCAGCGCACCCCTGTCTCCCAAGCGTTTCGATGATTTCTCCGGGTTCTCCACGATCTCGTTGCTTTTCGGGGTCAACCAGCCCGCTAAGTGTGCGTCCGGCGGCAATGCTCCCCCGCCCTGATTCGGTCCCCCGTTGCTCCCGTCCGTCGCCCGTGGCGTATTCCACCCGGCCAGTTGCCCCGTAGTCTGCAAATTCTCCCCGCCCTGCCGACCCTGTGTTCCCGCGCCCGTCCCGTTGTTGCTCGTTGGAGTCGGCCAGCCCGCCAATTCGCTGGTTTGAGGAGTCGGCCAGCCCGCCAAACTCGCCGCCCATCCCAATTTGTTCGGGGTCGTTCTCCCATCCCCACTGCACACCAGATTCACGTCGTTTGTGCATGGCAGACTGTTCGGAGTCGGCCGCCCAGTACAGTCGGTCGCGGATGTGCGGCGCGCCGACGCCCGCAGACGGAAACGGGACCGCCCCGAAGGCGTAACCCAAGGCTTCCATGTCAGTTTGTACAAGGTCGACCCATATATCAGCGTCTTTGCTGCTAACCTGCTCACCAAAGACGACGACAGGGCTTCGCTGTCCAATGAGGTGGAGCCATGCGGGCCATAAATGCCGCTCGTCAGCAAACCCATTTCCTTTGCCTGCCGCGCTGAAAGGTTGGCAGGGACAAGAGCCAGTCCAAACAGGGCGGCTATCGGCCCATCCTGCACGTCGCAAGGCGTAGGACCAAACGCCGACTCCGGCGAAGAAATGACATTGAGTGTATCCGGCAAGGTCGAGGGGGGCAACATCTTCAATACTCCTTTGGTCTACGTCGCCCGGCGCAATGTGGCCGGCGGCAATTAGGTTCCGTAACCACTGTGCGGCATACGGGTCGAATTCGTTGTAATAGGCTTTGCTCATGGCAGCGCGTCTTTAAATAAATCGGCGTAAGTTATCAATAATTTGGCGATATCTTCGTCGTTATCGAGATTCGCCAAATCTAGCCATTTCACAAAATTGACCATTTTTGCATGTGGGACATTCGGCCACATACCTTCTGAAAAAATTAATTCATCCAATTGCTACCCCTTATTGATTATTTGCAAAGTATGCCTCGGCGTTGACGGTTCCGTCAATACCATATTTAGCAAGCTCCGCGGCCACACGCTCCGCAAGCTCCGACGACTCCTTGGCGTTGAGCGTTTGAGCGTTGGCAACGTCGACCCCGAAGCGATAATAAAAGCGGCGGTAACTTTCGGACTCCCCACGGCCTTGGGCATTCTCAAGACCCGCCCACCAGGCAATGACGTTCCGCAATGCCTTTTGGCCTTCGCGGCGTTCCCAATGCCGACGACGGACAGCCCCGACGACTTCCGGGCCGGCGCCGTAGGGAATGACCGGGTCGCCGTCAATGCGGGCAATCTCCCCGCGCAAGGCGGCCAGCGTTTCCGCGTCAAGCTCCAACAGGTCGCCGTCGACAAACTCCGGGGCGCTTCGGCTTGGCGGGGGCGGGTAGTGGCCGCAATACGGGCAGCATTTGTAGACGCGCTCATAGGGTTGGATGCACTCCGGGTTGACGCAAACCCGCATTGGGATGGCGTCCGACTTGCCGCTGCTCCGGCGGTCCCGGCGGTCTAGCGACCATTCCTGTTGCGCGTCCGGGAGCCCGTGCCGGAGTACGTTGTTCACGTGGTCAATAATGAATGCGACGGGCTTATCGCTGGCCGCAATCGCCGCCCGCCGCTGTTCGTCCGTTATGTGGGCATGCACGGCCGCGGCTTCCTTGGATAGCATCAAGCGCAAGGCCCGCCCAAACTGCTGGCAGAATAGCGCGAAGGACTCCGTCGGCCTGGCGAAGCTCACGACCTCAATTGCTGGCAGGTCGAAGCCTTCCCCGAACAAATCCACGTTCACGAGTTGCAGCACCTCCCTAGCCTTGAAGCGCCGGAGAATTTGAGCCCGCAAGGCGTCCGGGGTCTTGGCGCTTACCACTTCCGCGGACACGCCGGCCGCACGGAACGCCGCGGCAATCTCGGTCGCCGCTTCCACGTCGACGGCAAAGGTAACGCCCAGCTTGCCCGGCGCCAACTTGAGATAGTGCGCCACCACGTCCCCGGTAATATGGGACTTGTGGACCGCCTTGCGTAGCTGGTCCGCGTTGTAATCCCCGGTCGCCTGGCTCAGTGCCACGGCCGATAGGTCAAGGTCGGACGGCGGCGCAAAAATGCGGTAATTCGTCAAATACCCCATGTTGATAATGTCCCGCATGGAAGGCGCCAATACCATTGCGTCGACCAGCCCGTCAGCATGCCGCCCCAGCCCCTTGCCGTCCGCCCGCCGCGGCGTGGCCGTTGGAAGTAGCGACCGGGCGTTGGGGAACATGCCGGCCGCAATGCCCCACTTGTTGGCCTTTAGGACGTGGTGCGCTTCATCTTGAACGACCAAGCGGGTTTGCATGAAGAAGGGGTCGGTCGGGTCCATGCGTATGACGGTATCAACCCCGCCGACGCCGGTCTTCGCGTTCGGGTCAAAGAACGAATAGCCAAGCTCCGCAACCTGTAGGGCGCTGATTATCCGTATCAGGTTCGACCCCTTCTTAGCACCAAGGATGCGATGCCGCACGCCGTTACGGGCCAGGGCGATAGAAATTTGGCTTACCAATTCTTGCCGGTGCGCGATGGCGATAGAGGCGCCCGGTTCATCATAAAGCACCTTTGATAGAAGGACGGTTTTACCGGAGCCCGTGGCCGCCACGGGCATTACGTTCAAAGCGCCAGCGTTCCAGGCTTCGTACACGCGGCGCTCAAGCTCGGCTTGGAAGGGGCGAAGTTCAACCGGCGGCATTGCGGGCGGCCTCCAATCGAGCGTTGGCGATGGCGGTATATTGCGGGTCTAATTCAAAACCAACGAACTGGAAACCCTCAAGAATCGCAAGGCCGTGGCGGCAATCCATAGTCAAAATCATTTTTATCTATACCCTGTTGACGGTAGCGTCATTATCGGCAACAATGGCAACTCTCGTCAATCACTTTAGGAGAATTTTCACATGTCCATGCAAATCAGCGTCGACCCTGCAGCCCTCTCGCAAGAACAGCGCGAAGCGGTAGCCGGTTTCATTCTCGCTTACCCCGCCAAGGCTTGCGCCGGAACGTGCGGCAACCATGCCGTCGCGGAGATTCACGCTCACACGCACGCGGCGCCGGTAGCTGCTACTACTGCCCCGGTCGTCGATGAATTGGCGGTGTTGCAACACGACCACGAAAGCACCTTGCCGGAAAGCGCCTTTGGCAAACCGGACGAAGCTGCCGCGGCCTTCGGAGTGCCCCCCGCCCCTTTGCCCCTTGGGACGACCGCTGCCCCCTCTATTGCGGTTGCCGCTCCGTCCTTGACTGCCCCCGCGGTTATGCCGGCAACTACTTTGACCGCGACGTCGACCGTCCCCGCACCCCCTGCACCGACGCCCGCGAACGCGGCGCCGATTGCTGCACCCCCTCCCGGGAGCCCTGTCGGCGGCGTTGAGTTGGACAAACGCGGCTTACCGTGGGATAACCGGATTCACGCCGGCACCAAGCGCAAGAACGCGGACGGTTCGTGGACGGCCAAGCGTGGCGTCGACCCGGCGCTGGTTGCCACTGTTGAAGCAGAATTGCGCCAAGTC